GGTTATATACCAGTATATAGTTAATCTTTCAGAAGAAGTCTTAGCAATATTAACTGCTACTCTAGCCCATAATGTACCAGAATCAGCAGCAGTAAGTAAAGCTAACTCTTTAATTGTAACATTAGCTTCTCCAGTAGCAAATTGTACTACAAACCTAGCAGTATATAAAGATCGTATTGTCTTAGAATCTACAGCCTTAGCATCATTAGAACCATTATATTGAGAAACAGTTTCTAATCCAGTATCGTCAGCAGCAGGAGTAGTTGTACCAGTTCCAACTCCTATAAATCCAGGATATGTAACTGTACCACCAGTAATTGCAGAAGCTAACTCTTCTCTAGTCTTATTAACAAGAATATTATGACTTCCACCAGACTTTTTAAATCTTCCGGTCTTAGCATCTGTTAAAGTCCAACGTACATATCCCTTAGGTTCCATACCTTCCATAATAGAACCACGAGATCCATGTAGTCTATTAAGAATTGATTTCATTAACCCCAACTACCTCCTTCGCTCCAAACTCCTTGAATATTATCTACCGCTAAGTGGTGAGAGGCTCCAGCTACTCCCCATAGAGTTTTATTGGTATTAGTTGTTAACACAGTATGAAAATCTTCCTTAAGAGTCATCCTATCCTGTTTATGTGAAGACTTACTGATAGGTTTATTCTCTTCTTTGACAGTACGTTGGAATACTTCTGTCCAAAGAGATCCTAATAACCTTGCAAGTTCAATTTCGTCTTGACCTGGTGATGGCATAATTAAAAAGCTATCCCATAAGGTACATTAGAAAACTGTATTGTACTTTCAATAATATTATCAGAAAGATTATTACTATCATCAGGTGTTAATACTACTTTCGTCACAGATATAACGAACATATCTTCTATTTGAAGTTCTGTACCCCATTTACGAAAAAATACTTGTCCTGCTTGCCAACCCTTAGTCCATGAAGAAAAAGAACCACGTCTTAATACTCTAGATTTTCTTTCTCTTAATATCTGAGTTACATGTTCAGCATCATCTAAGTCTACAAATTTCATACCAGATGTTTGACTATATAAGAATTGATGTATACCATCCCCACCTGTACGACGTGCTAACTCATCTACTATCGAGAAATCAGGATCTTCTAAATCATCTGTAATAACATACTTATATCTTACTTTAATAATATCTGCATCTAGAACTGTGTTAGCAGATGCAAACCTCACATAAGAACCTTCATCTTTAACATATACAAATACATCTGTTGCTCCACCAGTACCATCAGTAGTCTGTCCATCTATATCTTCAAACTTAAGAGTTTGATTTACATCACCACCACTGCCAGTATTCTTAGATACCGAAAGAACATGCAAAAACGTAAAAGGTGTACGTGATAGGAAGAATATCTTATTTGTTTCAGATTGATGATCTCTTCCGTTAGAGCCTAAAAATACATCTAATGCAGGAGCAGTAGATAATAATCTTATATCTCTAAGAATTAATTGAGAAGCTATACCATCAATACTTTCTTCTTCTTCAAAGTCAAAGTGAGTCGTAGTATCTACTTCAACATCTAACGTTAGAGCAGTTAAGAAACTAGCAGCAGAAGTATTTAGAATCTTAAAGTATACTTGCTTGTCGAAATCAATCCACCATTGCATACCAGTAGATTGAGCTATCATGTCAAATGCTTGTGATGGAACAATCTTATCAAACGTAAAAGCAGCCAATGTAGGTCCATCTACTACATTACCAACATTATCTTTAAAGAATGAATAATGTTTATCTGAATGACTATCACTGTGTAGATCTGTAAGGATATCTTTTATAGTTTGACCAGCAGCTTGTGAAGCATATAACTTATTTACTAATCTACGATTTAGAAAGTACACATAGTCTTTACATGAACACTTGTATAGTACAGTTGAAGGCTCAGGACCAAACATCCTAAATATTGAGGTTAATACTCCTCCAAATTCAATTGTTGAACCATCTTTAAATATTACTTCTTTGCCAGCTTCGGGAGCATCAATTTCATTATTAGTGATTAATAGATCAAATTCCATAGTATCAGAAGCAACTTGTACACTATTCTGTATTACAATTGTCTCAAAACGTACATATTCAATATATGAAGGAGGATTGTTAGCTTCTTGTGCTGTATCTGGAACGCCTATGGTTAGGGTTAATGCCATAGTATTTTAATCCAGGACATGCCATAAAAACTATTTTCAGACCATTTAATGGCCGTCTGATTAGTTTTAGGTATCCAATATAGGTTCAACATATAAAATGCCTGTAAAAACATTTCTAGGACTATGCCGACAACGGGACTCCAGAATATGAACCACTTCTGCTTATCCCTCTTAATACTTGGGTAGCAGTAGAGGTAGCTGCCAATCTAGGATTATTAGAGAATTGACCATGAACATTAACATTGATATTAATGTTACCTCTGCCTCCATGTCCACTTGAAGTACCACCCATACCAATATTAAAGCCTTTTATAGCCATTTCGCCAATCTTCATCATTTCTCTAGACGGCGACCACATACCAAATCCACTCTTCATTCCACTAATAACATCACCAGCTAACCCTTTTACCTTTGAAACAATATCAAATCTGTATATTCCTTCCCATAATCCACTTAACATATCATTACCAATATCTATCATAGCATCAAAGTCAAGTAATTCCTTAATTACATCAACTGCACCTGTAAATAATCCCGAAATCTTACTTAATAGAGGTAGAGATTTTATTCCATCCCATAAACCCTCTATCATATCCGTTCCAATTTCAGATATCTTTTCAAAGCTAATTATATAGGACAATACATTCTTAGCACTATTAAATAATCTTGATACTTTGTTAACTAAATTAAGAGACGTTACACCTCTCCATAAAAAAGTAATTATGTTTTTCCCTATATTTATTAAGGTTTGTGATGAAAGTATATCTTTAACAACAGTTATAAAGTCTGTAAATAAGTTATAAGCTTTATCCAAGAATAGTAAAGACTTAATACCATTCCACAGACCTTGCATTATATCTTTGCCAATACCAAACATCAATATAGACGGCGAGCCAGAAATACCAAAGAAATCCTTAATACCATGAACAAAATCTTCAAATAAAGTTAATATATTACCAATAATAGGGAAAGCTTTTATTCCATCCCATAAACCTTGCATAAGAACTTTTCCAAGCTCGTGCCAAGTCTCTGCACCTTCTAACTCTTCCCAAAATTCTGAAATACCTGAGAAAAAGTCACCAAATAAAACTTTACCGAGAGATTTAAGAACTCCACCTAAAGATTTTAGTGGGTTTATAAGCATTGCAAATATAATCCGAGCACCGACAGCATTAAATATAGTGAACAGCTTATCAGAAACACCTGCAATACCTATAAATAAGTTTTTCCAACCTTCTTCCCAATTTGGTGTAAATATCTGAAAGAAACCTGTTAAACCTAATATAAAACTACCTTTTATCTCTCTCCAAAATCCAGAAACTGCTGTAGCTGGACCACTAAATACTTCTCGAAATGAATTCTTGAGGCCTTGCATTTCCTTATTAGCTTCACCAAGATCAGTTTTGTTTAACCTGTCAAGTCTTTCATTAAATGTTTCAGTCGTTAATCCTAACTCTAGTAGGATTTCATCCATTCCTTTACCGGAGTCTTTCATAGATACAAATTTATTAACTAATTCTCCTGTGCTATCAATATTCTTTAATACTCCAGCATCAGCTAAAGCTAGTAATCCTCCAAATGTATCAAACTCATCATTGGTTAATTTTGCAGTAGCTAATAAATTACCTAATGCTCCTTTTTCTAAGCTACCAATAGAAACACCATATTTTTCAGCTATCTTTCTAGCAGCATCGTTAGCTAATCCGGCAGTTTCAGCACTTCCAGTTAGGATAAAGAATTGATCAGCAAGGTCTTTTACTCTATTTCCTTCTTTAACTAATGCTTTAAATCCTAAAGCCATACCACCTGCAACAGCTAATACACCAGCTATAGCTAATGAAAGTTTTAGAAATCCAGAGAACTGTAAGAATATTAAACTGAAAGCTAGTCCAGTAATATTTCTCTGTAATAAAGCCATAGATATCATAGCACCTTGGGATGCAGATGCTAACATACGCATACGATTAGCTGTACCCTCACTAACGTCTTTCATCATTTGAAATCCACCTTGAGGAGCACCAGCCTTAGAAGCAACACGCTCTGTCTCTCTAAGGGCAGAGGACATTGTAACAAGACTACTAGATACTTCATTAAGATTAGGAGCTAATACTTGACTTCTATCAGAAAGTCTCTGAACTCCCTTAGCTAAATTTACAAGAGTAGATGCAGATATCTGACCACTACTAGATAAGTTATTCATCCTTTCTGAAAGACCAGTTAGAGCTTTAATATTAGTTCCAGCAGAAAAACCAAGACTATCTAAATCAGCAGACATAACCTTAAGCATTGCACCAGCATTAGAAGACTCTAAAGTTAATGCTCTGGTAGCTTGGTTCATTTGCTGTAAGACAGGAACAGCATTACCAGAAGCACCAAACACCATGCGGAAAAAACCCATAGTCATAATTAATCCTTAATTACGAAAAGTAAACTGTCCACCAGCAGGAGTACCTTTAGGTATACGAGGTTGTGTCTGCCAACTCCTAATAAATTTGTCCATTATCTTTTGTGCTTCTTCTTCATAAATTGCCAAACCTTGGCTAGTTAAACCAGCAACTTCACCATTAGGAGGAGTTAGTATAAAAATACTACTTAATATAGGATGTGGATTAATACCGCGAGTACGAATACTATTGGCTATTCTAAATCCATCAGGACTTCCTAGCTTTTGATCAGCCCAAGAAACTATAGGTGCTGAAAGAACATTTGGACTAGGGCCAGCACCAAATTCTAAAACTTTCCAATAAATCGGAAGTCTAGCTGCACCTGGCCCTGTAGGTCGCATTACAATAGATACATGAGGATCACTGGTAGAACCTCCAGAAACTATCTTAATACTATCTTCATAAGTTCCTGTGTATCTAATATTTTTTGTTAATATTTGATCTTGAATAACAGAACGATATCTAGATACAACATTCCTTAATAAAATACGCTTTTCAGTAGGTATTGAATTTACAAGATTTTGTAAGTTATTATTTAACCTCACTAAATCCGAAAAATTATATGTAATTAAATTAGGCATTACAGTTTGGACTTTATATTATCTATAGCTTGCTTAGTCTTTTCAGCTTTACTACGTGACTGGTTCATTGCACTTAATCTATCTATATCCCAATATGTAACATTCGCTCGAACATCCCAAGGAGTAGTATCAAATTGCTCTGCTATGAATATATCCCAATATTCTTCCCCTACCCATTGGAAACGTTTTCTGTCTGGCGATCTCCCATTAACGATGGCGTCGAAGTAGAGATTGAGCTCATCATACCTTTGGCTAAAAAATCAGAGCCAGTAGGATCTTTCTTAATCATAGCAACTATAAAAGACATATACAATCCAGGTATTTCTTTCCAGATTCCTTCTTCAGAAGATGGAATAGGTATCACTTGACCAGCCTTTTCATGTCTAGAAGTATACTCTATATTCCATGCTTCTATTAAACTTAACACCCACTCAAACTCAGCTTCAGTATCATTTAGAAATTCCGCCATAGTTTGAGATCCATCCATATCCATGCGCTTAGTATTAAAGTTCTTATATAGTTTCATAAACTCCTGACCTTCTTTATAAGGCAAAAGACCAGGACGACTATAAGTAACCCATAATTCAGGAGCACCTAATTCTTCAAGTGTAAAGGTTTGACTATCTGAATAACTCATCTAGTGTACTTCTCCTTTCTACTATTATACCTTGATTTGTATATAATGTCAACCTAAAGTTTCCTTTATATTCTTTAGGCTTTTCAACTATATATCTATACACATTAAAGTAATGTCCTTCTAATGTACGTATAAATATTGTATCCCCTATTAAACGACCAAATCTATTACATAGTTCTTTAATATTATCTATAACATCTAAAGGATACTTCCTGTCATATAACTGAGGTAGTAACCCAACAGATCTCCAATATCTTAATGTTCTTAGACCTACATCATATCCATCCCTTCTTAACATGTCTAAAATCTCTGATTGGGTGAACATTTACATTACTTTAACTTGATCTTGTCCTGTTTTTTTAGCTTCATCAAATAATTCTTGAGCTACAGCATCCATAGGAACTCTCTTTTCAAATATTGCTGCATATCTATCCTTGTTCATCTGCTCTCGTTCATCATATGTTTTACTATCTGGACGTGTGGGTGGAGTAACTGTAGTTAATACTTGACTTGTATCTATATGAATTGTGTGCCCCCAACGAGCAATACGTTGATAGAATAAACCTTCTGTATCTGCATCTGAAAATTTTACTCCAGGCAAATCAAGTAGACATGTTTTCATTAACAGTGCAGACATGGAAGCCCATTTCTGATTATATATACCAGAATCCTTCTCTCTAATTGGACCACCAATCATTGAGCTTTTATTTTGATCCATAACCATAGGAACTATCATAGGGACATTATACTGTAAGAGATTAGAAAGTAGTTCCTTTTCAGGTTTAATATCATTATCACAATAAAATATATACTCTGTACCAAAAGATCTTGCTGTTAAACCTCCAGCCTCACGAGCAGATGCAACAGAAGGATTAGGAAATACTCCATACCATACAGCTATTTCTTCAAATAATACCTTATATCCTTGATTCTGAGCAAAATAACACATATCTCTTACCATGCGTTCACAGTCACCATCATCGTCTCTCTTCCAACGATTTCCTACAGCTATTACTGTAACAGAACCCGGAGAAGCATGAGGCCATGAATAAGTATCTTGTTCAAAATATCTATCTTTAGTTATAACATTATCAAATGTAAGTCTTTTAAGACAATCACCATTATGATTTAGTCGATTATCATCATTCTCTCCTGTCTTCTCAGCCATTAACATTTGTGCATAAATCGTTGAGCCTTCAGCTTCTTTATTCATGTACCCCTTCCTTAATATCCTCTGAGATTTCGCCCTCTAATGGATTATCATAAATAGAAATCTTTTGAGCAGTTAATAGTTTTTTATGATCTTCTGCTATATCCTCTGGACTTCCCATCTTCGCTACAATATGATCACCTTTTACAATCATATCATAATCTTCTTGAGTCATCCAATTACGCTTTGGCTCTGCATCATATACCTCCTTTAATTTTTCCATCCTATTGTCAAACTTCATTGCATCTGGTCTACCTGGAGGAGAGGCCAAGGTTAATACTACTGAAGTATCCATAATTTGTTGATGCCCATATAAAGAACATCGTAAAGACCATAAATCCTCTGCTTCATCACTACCAAATCTAATCTCTGGACAGTTGAAAATAGCTGTTTTCATTAACAAGAAGCATTGTGGAAGCCACCTTTGTATGTAAACACCAGAATCTATATCTCTAAAAGGTGAACCTAATAAAGTATCATGCTCTGGATCTATAACATATGGACCTATAATAGCAACATTCCTCTCTAATAACTTTACTAATATATCTTCTTCTGGTTCAATATCAGTGTCTAAGCATAATACAAATTCTGTACCACCAATACAAGATTCAAGAACAGCACTATTACGACTTGAAGCATGAGAAGCTTGAGGAAATATATTATGATATACTTGAATTTCCATATACCTACAAATATATCCTGCCTCTCTTGTAAACTTCAACATAGCTAATACTTTATCTTTACATCCGTCTTTCCAATTAGTACCTATAGAACATATTAAAACAGAACCAGGACTGAAATGTGCGTTACCTTGTACATCTTGTTGAAAATATCTCTCAGCAACAAGTTGATGCTCAAAAGTCATTGACTTATCAGATGGATTATTATATCTTTCCACTGGACGCTTTGTAGATTCATTCGTCATTAAATACTCCTTATTTTATAATATGTGTCAACTGTCACATATATCTTTAGATTAAAGCCACACACCCGCCTAAAATGTATGGCTCTAATCTAGAAGGGAGGAAATAACATTAAGTATAAGTCGTTGTCCTTAAATCAGTAAGTCTAACTTGTACCGGACCAGCGTTAGCAGCCATATTAGAATCATTTGCTATTGAAGTTGTATCTCCTGTAATCTCTGAAGCGTCAGTATTGTACATTGCTCTAGCACCCATAGCTATTGTAGCATGCTCACCAGATATATCTACTGTCACTGGATTATCAAGTAAAGAGAAAGTGCTATTCCCGATGATAAATCGTCTTAATGCAGCGGTTGATCCTTGACTCCTAACAAAAGCATTAGAAATTTTTACTTCCGTACCACCACGATATTTTGCTAATTCTGTATCATCATCAAAGTTCATTACTAACGCAACGGTACATGCCAATGGACCAAGGTATATTTCTTTAGCAACCTGTGTATTTTGACCTGTATATAATATAGAAGGCGCTCTAGATAGTGTCCACTCTGCGGAAATTAGTTTAGAAAATTGCTCAGAACCAACAGTATGATTTAGTGCCCCATCAAAGGCTACGTTAGCTCTCCATCCCTCAAGTGGATCTTCAATAGTAACAGCTTGGCCCTGTAAGTTAGTAGGACTTACCAGTGTAGTATGCATACCAGTTAAAGTAGCATTATAAGTAAGCATACCTTCGCCACCGTTCCAAGCAAGAACAAGCTCTTGTACTCTACATCCCACAAACCTTCTATTATTATCACCAGATATTTGATGGTCCTCTTCAACAGTAATATATTCTATAGCAGGATCGGCTGGAAGTTGAAAGTCATGATTCCATATACCAGCAGCAGTTACAGTTGCAGCAGTATCAACTCCGCCAAATATATTCCTTAATAAAAGTCCCAATCCAAACCCTAAGCTAGTTCCAGGATCAGGCTGAACCATACCTTCAATATTAATATTTACTAACTTAACACCTGCTGATGCTCGAAAATCTTTAGAGTGCGGACCACGACGACCTTCATCTAATACTTGGTTTACTACTTCCTCAGCACTAAACGAAGTAACAGGGATTAAGTGTGTAGGAGTTAAAGCAGTGACACTATTAGTCTGCTTACCACTGATCATTACTACTTGTCTATGAGATAGTACCATTAATTAACTCCTAAATCAGAATCAACAACATCCGCATTTTCAACAGTTACAGTTTCAGTAAACACTACAGCGTTAGGATTTTCTTTAGTTAAGTGTCTAGGAAACTCTTCTAAAAGATGTTTCCAATCTGGACTATCTATTTCCCCATCAACAATAATATGCATAAAGTTAATTTCTCTACACTTTTCTCTTCCACAATGTAGAAAAAGATGTTCACCTTGTAACGAATATAATTTCATTATAATCCTTATGTAGGAGATATTCCTTCTAATTCTACTGCATAGAAATTGAATATAACATGATGTACAAAAATATCACCAAAGAATTGGTGGTCTATGCTATAATTAATTGGACCTCTCATATTTGCTGTACTATCCAAACTTATATTTGCTATAAACTTATCTATTACTGAATCTATTAATGCTTGAAATTCTGTATCAGTATCATCATCTTTGAATGAACACCAACCTTCAACTGTAAAATCATATCTTTCTAATGCTTGTTGAGTAGTGACTGGAATACCTGTACCTAAACTTCCACTCCTTGATCCATAATCAACACCACCCTCTACTCTAGAAACCATCCATGTACGAACTTGACTTTGACCATCTATTTCATTAATAAAGTCTTTAACGAATTGATCTTCATGAATTGTCCACCTTATTCCATTATGGACACTTCCTATATCTGTTACACTTTCAAGAATAGTAACGATGGCAGCCTGTATTAATGCTCTAGTCATTTATTTTCTAGAGAAGCTTCTATGAGTTAAGAACGGTTGATTATCTCCGAATCCAAATCCAAAGTCTATATCTCTAACTATTCCACCTGCTTTAACAGGATTAGATATCCAGTCCATATATGCTTCTCGAAATTCTTTAGCCATTGTACGATATTCAGAGGATCTTGTCCTATAATTAACTACATCTGCTCTTATTGTTGGATCAGAAGTACCAGCATATTTAGAAGCTAACATTCTGCAAGCTTCATTAGCAGCCCATAAAACTATAGCTTCTTGATCCACAGCAGGAATAGTATCTGTAGTTTCATCATCAAGATTATCAATAGTATGAGGTACTGTATATGTAAAGGTTACAGTATCAGAAGATGAAGGACAATAACCTATAAAATGAACATAATAAGTAGAAGCATTTCTATAAAACTCCCATTCGTCTCTTTCAATAAAGTTAGGGTCATCATTCTTAGAGACGGTAGGAGCTTTAGCTTCTATTTTTTCAATAGAACTCCAATGATCTACAAAACCAGGAAAATTAGTAGAATCAATAGTAATGTATTCACTACTTGTTCCAGTAACACCAGATACTTTAATAAATGGTTTATCTATAGAATATTTACGAAGAGCACGTCTAACGAAATCTTCATATATATCAACACCAGAGTCATATAGAGTAGAATTAGCCTCTACGACTAATTCTCTAACTTGCTTTATGTAAACTTCCAGTTTAGACATGATTCAAGATTACCTGGGGAATTAGTGGGGTATTGACCCATTCCAGAAACCCCTAGAAAACTATTTTCAGCCGTTTCTAGGCCATTCACCCGATCAACCCATATCATAGACCATCTGACCAGATTATTTGCCATAAAAACTTTTTCAGGAATTAAACTGGAATATCTGAAGTTTCTAACGTAACTAATCTAAATAACTGAGTACCATCTGAGTTTAATATATAAATACCTTGTTCAGGAATTACAATTACTGGAGCATGAACCATATTATCGTTGAAAAGCATCTGAATTCCAAGCTCTAACAAGGGATTATCTATTAGTATCTCTCTAATAGTGTGACCTTGTGCTTCCAGCAGCTTTTTTGCCTTCGCACAAGCATCACACTCTTCGAGTTTATAAAGGAAGACGTCCACTCTACGCAGCCGCTAGAGTAGCGTTATCAGCTAACCTACGACACAGAAGGTAAACATCAATTACTCCTGCACCAGTACAGCTAGAAGATGTACAAATTGCAATTACCTTTTTACCAGATTCCAGAACATGGCTCTTACCAGTATTAGCGGTCTTTTTATCTACCACAATTCCAGCACCTAACGATGCTACTGTATGAGAACCAAATACAGCAGTACCATTAGCATTATTAGAGCCTAGAGTGAAGTTAGTACCAGCAGCAAGACCAGTCGCATCTGTTTGTAGGATAAAGTCTTCAATAAGGATATCTCCTACAGACGATGTACCAGTAACATCAACTCCACCAGTTACTACAGCAGATGCAGTAAGAGACTTCTTTATAATAAATGTAGTACCATGCATAGTCCTAATCATACCAGCAGAAGCCGCTACAACAGCAGTACCATCAAAGCCTATAGCATCGTATACATCTTTATTAGCAGCAGGCCCATTACCAGATGCAGGAGTTCTTGGTGAATGAACAGAAGCTTGGTCTATAGCATCTGTCTCTTCATTATCTACACAGAACAACGAACCTGGATCAAAGATTGTTCCTAGTGTATCTCCAATTAGCCTGTTACCAACAGCCCATCCAGTACAAGCACTTACTAACTCAACTGCATGGTCGCCAGTTTGAAGGTTTCTAACTATGTTATTTACAAGTTGGAGGTTAGTCAGAACTTTACCAGTGGGATTATGAATAGCAGCATCAGAATAGTCACCAAAGAAGGTACAACTCTCAATAATTACACCTTCTTGAACTTCTGTTAGTTTAATAGCACTATTAGCACCAGCGGTCTCAGATGTAAACTTACAGCGTCTAAATGTAGCTCTATCACAAGCATTTGCTGTTCCACCATCTACATCAACAGCAATGAGCATCTGCGCTTTAGTTCCACCCTCATCACTTCGGAATTCACAATCTTCCATTAGAAAGTCTGTAGAATTTACATCAACCAAAGCAGTTAAGGCATCAATCGTAACAGTAAATTGAATATTCTTAACCGCAACATCAGCAGCATCAACATCCATATCAGCCGCAGTAGCAGTTCCAAAAGTTATTACTGGCCTATTTTCTCCAAATCCAATCCCGACAATAGTAATTCCTGCCACATCGAGATCAATGCCAGCAGCAGCAGTAATAGTCTCTGCATGGTTAGGCATTACGATTATATAGTCACCTTGATTAGCAGTACACTTGCCAACTGCTTTATCAATAGTGGCTAAGGCCCTATCTTTAGCCTTACCATCATTATCATCAGACCCATTAACAGAGTCTACAAAATAAAAATCTCCAGTGGTAAATACTGCACCACTACCCATAACAGGCATACCAAAACTAGAGATTCCATTAGGGAAATTAGTTAGCGTCATTATTCGACTCCAATCTCTTTGAGGTATTCAGCCAATTTAGTCTTTTGTTTAGGACCAAGGTTTCTTATAGTATCTCCCTTTTGAACATGTCCATCAGCAAATGTTATAACTCCATGTGTATAACCTACTCTCTCTAACATATTACCAGCAGGATCATAACAGTCATAGCGATACTCTCTAATATCTCGTTGTGCATCAATAACTAATACAACCTGAATATTACATTCATCTTCTTCATCATGATTCTCTATAACCATTGGACCGACTGGAGTAGACATACTTTTCTCCATTTTGTTGGGGTGTAGAGATAACCTGAACTCTATCTCTACACCCCTAGAATCTTTTAGGCTACTATACTTGCAACGCTACCACGATAGTCAATCCAACCACCACCATAACGGTGCCTGATCTTGTAAGCCACCACGTCATGAGTGAAGTTCATGCCAGCAGTAGGATCACTTTGAACAAACATTTCCGGCTCCCTACGTCCATTCAAGAATCCCATTTCAAGCATGTCCAGTTGATCAGGACTAGACATAAGATACCAGTTATTCGGGTCAGTAAAGTTAGGCACAACAATAGTTGAGAAAGTTCCTGCAAATACGTTCACAGCACGGTTAGCAGAATCAGGAACCATTGAAGATCTCTCTAATTGTAGAGCCACTTCTCGTAGTTCCACAGGCACCAAAAGGAACCTCTCTTCTAAACCAATACGCTTAGTAGACTTATCCAACATTAACCGGATTCTATTAGCAGCATCATTAAATGAAGTCCTATTCAAGGCAGAAGTGATTCTGTTGTTATGCTCGGCTGTACCGCTGCCTTGGAACACATTCTCAGATGCAGATTCAGTATTACCAGCTTGATCAACGTCGATAAATACAGGACCATCGCCAGAGTTCTGAGTAAACAGGTTATCTACATACTCATTAAGGGTTATACCAGCAGACCTACCAAGTTCATCGGAAACCCTTACTAGCGACCTTAGATCATCATCAACTACTGCACGTTGAGCGATAGGAACCAAGTTACCATACTCTGTGGGGGTGTATGTATGCTGGAATTCAGCCCAAGTTAACTCTGCATACTCCGCACCAGCAGTAGTACGCTCACTCAAGGCTCCTAGAGATTCCAGACGGTTCCTATCTTGCTGCTTAAGGTCATTCAGACCTACTATAGTAGTGAATGGCTCCCACCACATATTTTGACGCTTGTACTGTCTAATAAGACGCCTGTTCATGGATGTACCAAGAACATTGGAGAAGGTAACAGTAGAACCACCAACGATCTTAGATGCAGTAGGTGTACTTCCAGCACCCTCCCGAATTCTCTCGTCTAGTGGAATAGCACCCCATGTAAACTCATGATCACCAGTAATAGAAATATAAGCTTCTTTAATACCACTTAGATGTGGAGTGTCTTGCATATCCTCGGGAATATCAAGACCAAAAAGCCTATCCATTGCTACTTGCAGACGCTCTTCGCTAGTAATGACTTGAGCAGAAGATGGCAAGCGTAATACACCCTCTTCTCTTCCACCACTGTTATAACCAGCTACAGAAGCAGCAGCCTCTCTATAAAGGCTAATTTGTTCATCAAGATTAGTCTCTTTAAATACTGTATCAGCAAATTGCTTTTTAACAGCATCTTTCAGAGGCTGAGGAAGATTAGACTCTTTTAGAGCATCAGAAAGGTACATATTACACTCTCTGATTTCCAACCTACGAAGAACATCACTCTCAGTAGATTTAGGCTCTTCAGTAGCCTTAATTACTTCTTCAGGAACTTCTTTCTCTTTAGGTTCCCCTTCTGTAGAAGCAGATAGTTTCATTATCTCTTCGTACAACTCAGGATTAGCTTCCTTTAGTTCACTAGCTGTCATTCCTTTAAGTGTCATTAGTTCACTCCTAACCTTATTATCATCAGACTCTTTTAAACTTTCTATTACTTTACCACCAGCACCAGGAATATCTACGAGGTCAACAGACCTAACATAGCTTATTCCCTCACTGTACTTTACTAATTGACCATCAATCTTTTTAAATGAGTTCTTTCCTAATCCCAAAAGTGACAGACCTATTAAATCTAACTTGTCTTCCTCAGCTAACTCTAGTAATAGTGGCCTTAACCAAGGAACTCCAGAATTAGCTAAGATATGCCAATCAGCATATAGGCCATCACCCTCCTTAAGAGTTACATTATCATACCATCCAACCAAAGAATTTATAGGACGATCTCCGCCGTTATAATCTTCAGGTGGATGATTAACATAAGACCTAGTACCTTCGAACAAGTGTATAGCTTCTTGCAATACATCATCTGAAAAGTACCTACCTGATTGTGTATGACCTGACACAATCATTCTTACGTTCCATATAGAACCATCTTCGCTACCAGAAGCTAATCTCATTACCTTAGCTTCAGTAATAATCTCCTCTTGACCATCTAGGTCTTCAGGAGGCTTATGTGAAGCTGTCAGTTTATCCATAATAAGAGCTTCTTTGACTTTCTCTGTATTATCTTTATCCTTAGATGATTCAGAGGATTTAGCCTTTTTCTTTTTATCAGGCATATCCTTCTTTTCAAAGTTATAAGTAGCTTCTGACATTTCATCTAACTTGGCTATAATGTCTTTATCTATCTCTTTATGTTGTATTGCCTTGTTATATAAAGCTACAGCGGCTTCTTCTACACTAGTATCAGAACCTTCCAATGGAAACTTTTCTAGTATAGACGAAAGACCATTAGTACTCTCTTTAGCAACAGCTATAACATACATCTTTAGAAGTGACTCTAGTTCATATTGCGTAACATAATCTAGATCACTTTCAACAGACAGAAGAGCTTGTGAAACTGCATAGAGACTCTCGGGACAATAAGTACAATGCTCTTCTAGAATTTCTAAGAATGTTTTTTCTTTAATAACCATAAGTATCCTTTTGTCTTTATTTAAGATACTGGTATCAAGTATAAATCCCTATTATGTCATTGTCAATACCCGATTTTGTATCTGGTTTAGGTATCTATTCGTTCACTTACCATTAACTTAATTAGGCATTTCATGTCAGCAGCTTCACCTGTTTCTGCTGATCCAGTAGAAAGAATTCCAAATATAGAATCATCACCAACAGCACAAGCAAGAGGTATAGGAGGATTATGAATTACTTGAGTTTGTGAAATTCCACCTTCATTTGTCATAGCAGGGAAAGCTATAAAACCTTGATACTCCTCCTTGTCTGCCAACACTGGATTATCGTTAGCTACATTATCATTAGTTTCACCAGTAGGAGTAATATTAAACAAATGAAGGTTTAATATCCAAGCAAGATCAGATGTTTCTATAGTAATTATAGATTTATGTAGCCAAACTACACCACCATCTAAAGAAGAAATCTCATCGAAATTCCAAGCTGTACCTGTTGTAACATGCTCTGAAAGAACATCTTCGTCAGCATAGTTACCAGCAGCAGCTAAGGCTTTCTCTTCAGATACCTCTTTTATATTAGAACCAGCAAATATCTTAAGTGTAGACGCCATGATTTAACTCCTTTATACCTTCATGTTTATTAATTCAGGGATATTACCAGTAGATTGTAAGTGCCTAAAGTAATCTTTTTGCTCTTCTTTACCAAATAGAAATGGACAATACACATCACTTTTAACCCAAGGACTATCGGAGTCTATTGCCTTACGATTAGGTATCTCTTTATTATCATATCTAGACCTTAACATATCTAATCGTGTATCAAAATTATGTTGTGCCATTCTACCTGGAGGAGTAAATGTCTGAACTTCTACATCTGTATCTACCCAAAATTGATGCCCATAATGTGCAAGCTTTTGTCCAAACTGTCCTTCCTGATATAATCCAGAAAACTTTATATCAGGACAATTAAATATACTAGCCTTAAATAACATAAATGAAGCGCCTACCCAACGCATAGGCTGTAAGCCTTGGCCTCTTTCATATCGTGGAATTCCTAACGCATGATCTTCACCTTGATCCCATATATATGGAGAAACTAAAGGAAATGGATGCTCTAGTAATTTAAATAATACCTCCTTATCAGGTAATACATCATTATCAATTAAGCATATCTTATCAAATCCTGCATCCTTACCCATCATAATAGCAGAATCTCTCATAACCTGAGTATTAGCCATTGGAAAGTTTATATGATCCTCCTCAACTTCTTGAAACCAAACATTATATCCTTTGAAGTTCGCCCACATAATCATATCGACAACTCGATTCCAACTATGAGGCTGCCAAGAAGTACCAATAGAAGCGACAAAAACAGAATCAGGACGTAAATGCCAATATGAAGAAAATCTTTCACTATTACGCTTTTTTTCTATCGGATTATAATGTGGTTGAATAACCCAATTATAAACTTCACTAATAGGTACATCATAAAATTGTTGCAATCTAACCTCCGTAAGAACATCTTATATAGAAATTAGGCTCATAAGTCTCAGCAGTATTTCCACCATCTACATAATTTACATGAACACGATAAACTTTACCTTCTGTTAAGGACTTTATAACTGGTAATGTAATTTGTGTACCACTTACACTGATAACCTGAGTTCCTACGATAGTACCGCTTATATCAGTGGCAACTGCCTCTACATCAACTGCCTTTAATATAGTAGGTGTCCCACTTATACTAGTAGAAAAGTTACCAATATTAAGGATGTATACTACTACTTCAGAAGGAGCTTGATTAATAACCTGCTTAGAGGTTAAACCTACTGATCTTCCATGAAAGTTGACTGTAACTGTCATTTATATCCTACCAACTAATCTTTATACCAAATTGCCATAATCCAGTTAATATAGATGCTATAATAGTAGGGACACCAGCAATTATGGCTCCTATCTTAATTTTTTTACCTCTACTACCATTACTAACAAAATGACTATCC